ATTTGTCATTAAGTTTGGAGGTTGATGAGAATGCGTGTTCGATGTCTAATGCGTTATTAACGTTTGTTTCCGCTAATCCTACATCTGTCGCGATGGCATTTGAAGGAAGGAAAGGGACGATGACGACGTCGAATTTGCGTTTAGTTCAAGTTAATTCTAACGCAAGCGTTGATGATTTAAAGCATGTCTATAAACGTGGTGGTGAAGCCTTTTATCGTCGCTGCTACGTTGTTGACATGATTATTAATCCTAATTCACACCTGCGTGGTGTGGATGGTCGTTTGTATTTGGAGAATGTTCCTGTTGAACAGTTGTCTCCACAATTTTTGAATGATAATTTTACTATTCGTTTGACTCGTTATTTTAAAGATGGGTCTCGAAAGGATTGTAGAATGACTCCGTTTCAATTATCAAACTTTGTGTATGGTGATATGGTTAAACGTCAAAGTGGAAGTTATGCGAAGATATCCAGTAAAATTGAAGGATATTTAGCATGGCGACCTGATGAAGGTGAATATAAGCCTCCTGACATGAATGATGTTGTGTCGAAGGCGGAGTTTGGTTTTCCTGCTACGGAAGATGCTGGTGGTAGTTCGTTTAAGGGTCAAGCCCCTGGTGACGTTACTTATTATTTCTTTGCAGCATTTTATTGGTCGATTGTCTTTGCTTTTTTTGCATCGGTGATCGTGTATATTGCATCTGGAATTTTTATGGTAATTCACTTCTTTTCTAATTGGCGTAATTATGGATTTAACTATGCCGTTGCATGTTATGCTCCATATTGGATGACGGCTTTTGCTATTCAGTGTTGGATGTGGTTAGGTACTTTGTTTTTTCCATGGCGTGTCATGCTCGCGTTCATTGCGATCATGTATGATTTACAAGGATGGATTAAAATTGGGTACTTAATTGGTTACTTTGAAGGCGTTCGTGATGGAGCGTTAGGTATGATTGGGTACTATGAAACTGGTGAGGTTCCAGAGCCAATGGGTGTTGTTTTTAATGTTGCATACCATGTCGGGCGAGCGAGAGTTCGTGTTTTGGAATTAGTTAATTTAGTTCGGTTACGTCCAGTTGGGCGTGAGGAAGCGAACTCTCGTGAATACCATAGTGATTCTACTGATTCTCTTTCTGGTTTTGGGGGTCAGTCTCCCTCTGATGGCACGGAATTGCGAAATATTGTTGTTGCTCATAATTTACATGATTCTGCTATGGCAGTAGGATCGTTGTTTTTTTTGTTGAGTTTGTTTTCACTATTTTGGATTTACCCTGCATTATTTTTTGTGACGGTGTTGTGGTTTTCTACCATGCTTTTAGTTAGTTGCAATAAATATTTTGCGGTATTTGTTTGGACGTATTTTCCCTTTGCGAAAACCACAATTGCTGCACAAGCAGTCGTTGGGTTTTCGAGTATATTTGTTTGGGATAATTATGACTTCTTAAATGTGAAAGTTAAACTTCAATATAAGCGTATTCAAGAGATTTTACGATCTAAATATTTTGTGTCGATAGCTGCTATTGCAACTGTTGGTGTTATGTTCGTTGGTTCTCGAAAATTCTTAACTGAAGATAGGCCTGAGTCATTTAAAGGACAAGGGTTTACTATGCCAAAGGTAGTTTCTGAGGAAGCGAAAGTTGGTGTTGACGAAAAAGTTGTTGATTTTTTACATAATAAAATTAAAGTTAAAGAGTTTGATCGAAGTGCAAATGTGATTCGTCCGTTAATTCCCTCTGGTGGGGGAATGTCGGCGTCTGTAGTTACTAAGATTAGACATAACTATTTAAAGGTCAATGTTCTTTCTGTAAATGGAGTGGAAGTTTCTAATGCGTTGGATTATTCTGCTTATGGCATTCGAATTGATGGTTTTTGTGCTGTGATTGACCATATTGCGCCACCTGATTTAAAAAATTTAGTGGTTCAAATGGAATGTCCTTTCACAAGGAAACAAGGTCAAATTTTGGAGTTAAATGATGGAGATTTTTATCGTAATGGTGAGGATCTTTTTTTGGCATGTCTATTTCCAGCGGGAGTTCAAAGTCTCCGTAAGGTAATGGATGTGTCACGTGTTCCAAAAAAAGGTGATCGAATCTATTGTTTATCTGTTGATGATCGATGTGATAAGGAAGGCATTGTAACAGATGTTGGAATTCAACGATACGAGACGAAATATGGTAGACGAAAAACTCCCGGTTTTGCTGTGAAGTGGGATGACGGACTAGATACAGTTGCTGGTGATTGTAAAAGAATCGGTTTAATAGTGTCCGGAGCTCAATATGCGTTTGGTGGATATTTGGTTGCTGGTGCTCACCCGGGAAATCCGGGGGTTTCGTTGTTTTCGTTTGGACCTGAAGGAGGTTATCAAAAATTGTTGTCTGAAATTGCTCCTCGTGCGATTGCACAAGGGCTAAGTCTAATTGATTCAGATTTAGTTTATGAAGAACCTCCTTTTAATATTGTTCGAAAAATGCCAGCAAATGGGATGTTTGCTTATTCTCACACTGCTAGTTTGGCAGGTGGAAGCATTATTGGAAGTAGCCCTGCTCAAGGACCTCCTCCTCCTAGTTCATTGAGAGAGAGTCCGTTTAAGGAAGCTACTGAAGATTTTCTGTTACGAGAATGTCCTGGTGTTAATTATGAACCGGCAGTTCTATCGACTACAATTCGATATGATGATCAATTGGGGTGTAATAGGTTTGTTAGTCCCTTTGAAGTTGGGATGAATCGAACCGGTTATGATTATGGAAAATTTTCTGCAAAACACCTTAGAGAAATCTTAAGCGGTTTTAAAGAATTGTTGTTTCCTCATGTTCGTGATTTGGATTTTTTGAGCTTATCAGATGCTCTAGAAAGTTTTGGAATGTTTGGTCGGGTAGACCCCAATAAAGGGGCAAATGAAGTTGACCCTGGTAAAAAGGGGGCATTCTTATTTGAAGCTCAACCAGAAAATGGTTCTGAACCCTATAGGTTTTCTGATGAACGAATGACTGCTGCCGTTGAAGAGAGATTGCTTCAATACGCTTCAGGCTTAATTATTCCTAGTTTTTCCAAGTCGATCTTGAAGGATGAATTGTTACCCAAGGAGAAAATTGAAAGTGTAGCTACACGAGTATTTGAGCTTCAGGGGTATCGGTTTTACTTAATGGATCGAATGGTTAATGGTCCCCCTCTCGATTTATTGCTGCGTGCAATGAGAGATTGGGGTTCCAGGATTGGAATTAATGCGTCGAGTTCCGAATGGGGTGAGATACACAAGGTAATTGAAGAAATTGTTTTGAATGGAGGATTCGCGCTGGAAGC